ATGATCCCTACACTGAATGTGCTGCTTTCGCCGTCGGGATATACAAGTGCACCTTCCGCTCGGAACAGGTTGCCGTCGTCCCGCACAAGCTTCTGACCTAAATGGACCAATTGACCTTCGGCGTTCGTGAAGGTGCTAAAGTCGCGATACTTCTGTTTTTCGAAGTGTTTCAGCGCGCAGGCGACATTGTCGTCATCGCTCTTTGTCGCATCTGGTACCGGTGCCAATGTTGCGGCTTCTGGGGACTTAAACAAAAGAAAAATGCAGAATGCTAACAATCCGGCACTACAGAAAGCGATGAACGCGGTCGCTTGCTTATCGGGTGACACGAAAACGCCTGTTACTAACGCGGCCCAAACAACAACCAACAGCGCGTTGGTCGAACCTATGAATGTTTGACCGCCCAATTGATGATTCCCATAAGTACATCAGTGAATGTTACCACCGAATCGGCAGGCCGCACCACTGACGCTCAGAACCCCCATATCCCCCGATTTTTTGCCGAGTGTCCAACTCTGATACCGGCTGCCAAAGCAGATTTTTGTGCGCGTGGGTTTTGAGGGGCGTTTGTTACTTTGTAACATTCGATGCGCTTAGTGAGCGCCTAATCACTACAGATGCGCGGGCGAGTGGGGCGCCAAAATTTCCCATAACCCCATAAGCACCCTTCCGCACGTCACAATGCGAAAGCTATTCGGCAGGGTCCTTTTTGCCAGCGGACTTCACCGCCTGACGCGAAAAGGAAACCCCAATGACCAAAGCCCAACTACTCGAAAAGCGCAGTGCCAAGACGGCTGAAATGCGCCGAATTCTGGACGCCGCGAGCGGCGCGCCGATGACACCCGAACAAGACGCTGCATACAAAACTCTCGAAACGGAATGCCGCGCGATCAACGACCAAATCGACCGGCAAGACCGGCTTGATGCGATGGAACGCGGCGCCGCTGCAACGCCGATCAACGGCACGCCGGACTTCGACCGCGAAGCCGGTCGCTACAGCCTGACACGCGCCTTGGCACACGCCTCCGGCATCCGCGTTGACGCCGCCCGCGAAATCGAAGTGTCGACCGAAATCGAACGCCGTACTGGTCGCAAGGCGCAAGGCATCTTCGCACCTGACAACGTGTTCCAAGTCCGCCGCTCGCAAGGCGTCGAACAACGCGTCATCACGTCGACCGGCGACGGCGCGGGTCTGATCTTCGAAGACGCACGCCCCGGCGATTTCATCGACGCCCTTCGCGCGAACCTTGTCACCGCACGGCTTGGCGCGACGACCCTCACCGGCCTTCAAGGTAACGTGTCCATTCCCGCGCTTGCCGCCGCCGGTTCGTCGGCGTGGATCGCGGAAAACGCGGCGCTTACACCGGCAAACCGCGACTTCAACAAGGTGACGATGGGTCCGAAGACCGTCGGCGCGCTGACGGAATACACCCGCAACATGCTGATTCAGTCGTCGCCGGATATCGAGAACCTGATCCGCAACGACTTCGCTGCGAACCTCGCAATCGCTCTCGACGCGGCGGCGCTTGTCGGCGGCGGTTCGAATGAACCCGACGGCATCGTCACGCTTCTGACCGCCGCTTCGGCGCTTGGAACACTCGACGAAGCATCGTGGCCGCAAGTCCTGGCGCTCATCGCCGAAATTGAAAGCGCCAATGCCGCGATGGGTTCGATGGGCTGGGCGGTTCACCCGCGCGTCGTGCAAACCCTTCGGTCGACCGTCAAGGTCAAGTACGGTTCGCCGGAAACGCAAGACGCGGGCGCGGGCTTCGTCATGGAAGAACCGGGAAGCCTCGCCGGTTTCGCCGCCGCTTCGACCACGTCGCTTCCGCTTGGCGGCTCGCCGCCTTCGACGGGAACCGCGATCTTCGGCGATTGGTCGTCGCTGCTTATTGGGCAGTGGTCGGGCGTCGACATTCTGGCGAACCCCTACGAAGCGACCGCGTACAGCAAGGGCAACGTGCAAGTTCGTGCACTGATGACCGCTGACGTCGCCGTGCGCCATCTGGAAAGCTTCACCGCCGCGACCGACGTACCGGTGACGGTCTAAACGAACGCCACGCGCCTTTCACCCTTTGGCGCGTGGCAGGGGCGGTGATGGAGCGGGTCTGATTCCCCGCTGGCACGTCGCCGCCCCACCTTTCTTTCAGAGGATCACAAACCATGACGAACACAATTGAGAGACGCGCCGCCGAACTGGAAGTGCGCGCCAAGGGCCGGACCCTTGAAGGTTACGCCGCCGTCTTCGAACAGCGGGCGCGTATCGTGGACTTCGACGAAATGATTGCACGCGGCGCGTTCGCCGACACGCTCAAATCCGGCGACAAGCTGGCCCTTGTGGATCACGACACCGCGAAACTGCTTGGTCGCACCCGCAACGGGTCGCTTCGCCTCGCCGAAGATACGCGCGGCCTGCATTTCGAAATCGCGCTACCGAAGACAAGCCTTGCTGACGACGTTCTGGCACTCGCTGACGCCGGTTCGCTTGGCGGCGCATCGTTCGGGTTCATTCCCACGCGAGAGGCTTGGAAGGGCAACCTACGCACGCTGCAAGCAATCGACCTTCGCGAGATTTCGATTGTGTCGGCGTGGCCTGCTTATCCGCAAACGACCGTGACAGCGCGTTCGGCGGCTTTCGCCAATCGCAGCGATCTTGCCCGCCGTATTGATTTCCTTGACCTTGGAGGGTTCTGACATGCTGACCCGCATTCTTTCCGCGTTCGGCTTTGAGCGTCGCGACTATAACCCGGCGTATGCACCGGATGCGTGGAACCGCCCGGCGTTCGCCGTGCCCTATGCTTCGGCAAATGCCGTGCTCTCCAATCTCGCGGTAGCCGCGCGGTGTGTATCGCTTCGCTCCGAACTTATGGCTTCGGTGCCGCTGAAACTGTACCGCAAGCTTCCGAACGGCGACAAAGAGCGCGTGACGGACACACCGCTCGCCCTTGTGCTTGGCGACCTCGCGAACCCTCTAATGACGTCCTTCGAACTTCGCGAATTCCTCATTCGCGCACTGGACCTGTCGGGCAATGCGTACGCGCGCATCGTTCGCGACGGCGCGGGGCAGGTCATCGAACTCTGGCCGCTGATTTCGTCAGCCGTGACCGTCGAGAGGCTGGAAAGCGGACGCCTTCGCTACCGTGTCAGCCAAACCGGCAACAACGGCCCGATGATCCTGCTTCAAGAGGAAGTGTTGCACATCCGCGCATCTTCCGAAGACGGAATGCTTGGCCGCTCGCCGATTGCCATCGCACGTGGCGCGCTCGCAAGAGCAATTGACGAAAACGTCACGGCGCAAAGCATGGCGTCGAACGGCTTTCGAATTGCCGGTGTGCTGACGGTGCCGAACGCGAAAATCGCCCCAACGTCGCGGCGGGTTCTTGAGGAAACGTTCGAAGACGGTGCGACGGGTCCGGGCGGTGTCGGCAAGGTCAAAGTGTTGGAAGGCGGTGCGAAGTTCGTGCCGACGACCTTCAGCGGCGCCGACGCGGAATTTCTGGAAAGCCGGAAACTGTCGAACGAAGACACGGCGCGCATCTTCGGCGTGCCGGGCGGCGCGGTCGGCATTCGCGACTCGGTCTCGTACGGCTCTGCATTCGCCGACGCACAAGCCCTTGTGCAAAACTGTCTGCAACCGCTCGCCGAACGCGTCGAGCAAGCGTTCATGCGATGCCTGCTTACCCCGGAAGGGCGGCGGCAATATGTGATCGAACACGACCTTGCCGGGTTGCTTCGCGGCGACGTCGCGCAACGTTTCGCCTCTTATCGTATCGGTCGTGAGATTGGAATGTATTCCGTCGACGAACTTCGCGCGTTCGAAAACATGTCGCGCATCGCCGGTGGTGATACCTACCTGCAACCTCAGACACTTGCAGGGTCGTCGGTGCCGAACAATCCGAACACTGAATAACCGCGTCGTAGATTGTTGCGGGTCTCAGCGGGCGAGACCTAAAGACCGGAAGTGTGGCGCGGTTATCCTTTTTGGTCGCTTCCGGTCGCCCGCACCTTTTCAAATCAGGATGAATGAAAATGAGTGTCCAAGACATAGACGAATTCGAACGGCAGTTTCGAGAGGCTTTGGAAGCCCTCATTGAAGCGGCGCAGGCCGATGACGAATGAACCCGAACGCATCCGAACGGACGTCGCGGCGGCGTTGCTAGGAGTCCATATCGAGACTTTTAAGGTATTTGCGCGCCGTCGCGGATGGGAAAGTGAGCGCGACCCCTACGACGGTCGATATGTGACCTTCGACCGGGCGACAATTGAGAAGGAAGCGAAGGCGCGTATCGCTCGCAACGCCCGTGTCACGCCTGCCGACCTTAAACACGCGGTACGGTGCGCCGCGATCATTCGGGACTATTGGAAGCGACGCGGCTATTCGGTCGACGTTGAAGCCGTCGGCGTTGAGATTGTCAGCGACCTTGTGAACGGGTTACCGGTGCGGCGATGACGAAGCGTTCGGCGGTCCCCGGATGGCCCCGGCTTATGAAAGCCAAGGACGCCGCCACGTATATCGGGACTTCCGAAACCAATCTGCGCCGCTTGGTCGAAGCGGGGCAGGTGCCGAAGCCGCTGGAACGCGGCGGTGAGCGACTTTGGGACATTCGCGACCTTGACGACCACGTTGACAGCCTGTCCCGTGTTGGCCAGCCGATTGCAAATGAATGGGCTGGGCAAGCACTGTGAGGGCGCCAATGGCAGCCGTTCGCTATCGACACACGATGTTCGACTTCGACCGCTACGGTCGGAAGCGCTGGTACGTGCGGCTTGTGGTCGACGGAAAGAACGTCAAGCGCCGCATTCTAGCGCCGGAAGGCACCGAAACGTGGGTTGGCGAGTACCGGCGGCATCTAGAAGACCTTCAGGCACCGGCTAAGGGCAAGCGCCCGGCGCGCGTCACGGTCAATTCGCTCGAATGGCTGATCAATCAATACCTTGCGAGCCATGAATTCCGGCAGGCGAAAGAGGCGACCCAAATTCAGCGCCGTTCGATCCTGTTGGGCATCGCCAAGGAACACGGGCACCGCGATTGCCGGACTCTCTCGAAAGAGGTGGTGCAAGCTGGCAGGGACAAGCGCGCGAAGACGCCCGGGGCGGCGAACAACATGATCAAGGTCGTCAAAGCGCTCTATGCGTGGGGCATCGACGCCGGGCTTGTAACGAACAATCCGGGGGAGGGCGTCAAGCGCCTCAAGATGGGCGAAAGCGGTTGGAAGCCTTGGACCGTCGACCAACGAAAGAAGTTCACCGACCGGCACCCTTTCGGCACGACCGCGCGAACAGCGTACCATTTGGCGTTCGACGGCGGCTTGCGGCGCTCTGACGTGATCCGCGCAGGTCGTCAGCACCGCGACGCGACGCACCTTCGCTTGAATCAGAAAAAGACCGGCAAGCGCGTTTCAATCCTGATCACGCCCGACCTCGCGAAAGCACTCGACACCGCTCCGTCGAAAGGAATGCACTACGTCGAGACCTCGTTCGGCAAGGCATATACCGATAAAGGGTTCGGCGCGGCGGTGAAGCGGTGGGTCACCGAAGCCGGTTTGCCGGACACCCTATCGCTTCACGGTCTTCGCAAGGCGGACGGCGTACGCATGGCGGAAAGCGGTGCGAGCGAAAACGAGATAGCGGCGAAGCTTGGTCATTCCGACACCCGGTCGGCGTCGGTCTATACCAAGGGCGCCAATCAGGAACGTCTCGCCGACGCGGCGGTGCGGCGCGTCATTGAACAAAACGAAGCCAAAAGTGCCCCACTCAAACCGCCGGTGGGGCAAAATGGGTCTGAAAATGCGATGGAAACACGGCTGAAAGCGGGCATTGGTGGTTCGGGAGAGACTTGAACTCTCGACCTCGCGATTATGAGTCGCGCGCTCTAACCAGCTGAGC